TCCGGCTGCTTTCAGCCACTTCTTTGTTTTTTCACTCATTTTCATCTTCTTCCCTTCCTTTCCGCAGGTGTAATTCCTGCATTTCCTCATACATCCTGGTAATCATGCCATTCCCGCCAAGCTCCTTATATGCCTTGTACATTTCATCAAAATTCTGGTAAGCATATGACGGAATATACCCAAGTTCCATATATTTATTATGATATTCTATCATCTGCACCCGCAGAAGCAGCATTGTTCCCCTGCTGTTTGCATCTCTGTCCTTTTTCTGGCGCTTTAACAGCCAGACGATATACCCAAGTACAACAGGAAGAACAATAGAATATGTCTGCATCAAAAATTCTTCCAATGCTTCTTACCTCATTTCTTATTTTTCTGGGATAAAAAAAGCCTTCCAGCTTCACATTCTGTTCCGTTTGGCGGTCTTGCAGCCCACATCTTTTCCTCCAACATTTTATTCCTTCCACATTTTCTGTAATATCTCTTTCATGCTGTTTATTTCTTTCTGTTGTATCTGAATCATTTTCATTAAATATGGGACAAATTTAGAATAATCAATCCCTATTAATTTTTCTTCTGTATCTGTTTCTTTTTCAAGACCATAGACACATACATCTGGGAATATATTTTCGATTTCCTCCGCAATACAACCCGCAGCATTTTTCTTCCCATTAATATAGTCAAACCGCCTTATGCCAATATCCAGCAGCTTTTCCGCATCAGCGTCAGCCATGTCCACAATATTTTCTTTATACCTCCTGCTGCTCTGCACACTAAATGCACTGGCATAAACTGGCTTATAAGCAAATCCACCACTACTATTAGCAAGTGAATACACATATAATGCTGAACCATGTGTATAAACAGCCTTCGAATCACTAGCCGCTTGCAGATGTAAGCCTGATTCGGAAAAAATTGTATTAGTACCAAGCGATAATCCCTCATTTGAAAAATCCCCTTTGAATTTCCCATGCACCGTACCTATGAATGTTATCCCATTTTCATCAGCTATAATCCTTGCGTTATTGTCAGATGTATTCCCATCAGATATATGGAAATCAATATATTTGCCTATCTCCATCCCGCCGTCTGCCCTTATATAAGGGATAGTTTCCCACGTATCATTCCCAAGCGTGACAGGCAAATCGTATATGGTTAATTTTCTGAAAGAAGCTCTTCCATGACTTCCATTAGGCGCCGCCAAGACCGTATTTGCAGCTCTCGACGTTGTGGAATCATAATAATTGCTATGTGCATGACCACTTGCAGCTTTCCCATCCAAAGCAGCTTTTATCACTTTATTCTGTACAGGATTTGTACTGGTGTTGCTTAAAGCAGAATCCACAGTTATTTTGTTGGCTCCCTCCGCTATCCCGTCTAATTTTTTCTTATCTGTACTGCTCATCAGACCGCTTGCGGACTGTGTGACTACATCATCAAATACCAATTTATTCCATGTATTCCATATACCATTAAAATAATTTCTATAATATATACCTCTTGTTGTCATTCCGATTGCAATCTGCGTGGCATAATTTATGTCTGACCCTTCACAAGTAATTATATGATACCACTGTCCCGTAGGCAGGTTATAAGCAGTTCCTGATGTATATTCTTCAACAACAAGTTTATTTTTTCCCGGTAAATTATTACAGGTTCTGGCAACTCTGGGAACATACAATGCTTCCGCTTTTGCATCGGTTGCTTTGGCAAAATTCTTTTTATCTATCCCCATTAGTTTATAACCATTCCATACGGCTAACCAGTCACTTACACCATACCCAATCCCTTCACCAGAATATTGAAAAGTAATATCTGCATTATTCCCTGCATCAATAGCACAGCCCGCTTTGTTCATATATTTTGCAGCAACAGCCCCACCTGGGACTGATGATACATATGAATCTGTCCATTCTAATGTGCATCCACTCATATAAGTTGGTTTATGGTACCGGACTACATCAATCCTGTCATATGCTTCTGCTTTTTTTACATACAAATTCCATACACTTGTTGCGGATTTATGGATATAACATTCATAATTCCCACCCGTAAAATAAAATGTACCTACCGCCGGGTCATTATGGTCCGCACTTGCAAACGCCAGATATAACACACAGGTCAAAACCCTGCCCCTGCTTGACAATTCAAATACTATGGGTTCATTCTGGTACTGCGAAGTTATTTTAATGGTTGCAAATTTAAAATATCCTGTACTGCCTGCCCCTGAATTCATATAATGGACAGTAGTACCACCTTCTAATTTAACAGTCTGTTTAACTACCCCTCCATTTTCCAAAGATAACGCCCCAACATCTTCTGCCGTATGTGTATGGTTTGTAAGGCTAAACCCATTCAGGTCGTATTTCTTATTGTTTGTACCTACGATTTCCAACCACCATACCGGTTTCGTGCCATTACCACCTGCAAACTTTATGTCAGCTATATTATACGCTACCGACATCACTCCATGTGTGTCCTCACCACCAAATGCAATCCCAGAAGCAAAATTAGCAATAAACCATTTCGGTGCAGTCTGCTGTCCTCTTATTGATTTCAGTATATATCCATTGTATTTACTGTTTATAAGCTCCCACCCTCCATCTTTTGCAGGAAGTGCCCATGCAAAACCTGTATGTAATAATCCATGTGCATGTTCATTTAATGCCTTCGTTACAACTTTATTCTGCACTGGATTTTCACTTGTATTGCTCATGACATTATCAGCAGTATATGTACACTTTACCCATGCCGACCATGAGCCATTTGTACATAATCTTACATACTCATGCGTATAATCATCACTCGTTATAAATCTTTGGAGTGTTCTATAATCGCTTGCACTCGCCCACCGAATAAGTGATACTTCCAATATAAAAGGTTTACCAGAAACAGGAGCATTTGTAATCTTTAAAGCTCCACCATCTGTCCTTTCAATATAATACTGAATCATTGGATAGCCACCACTAAGATTTAGACTGTTCAAGTCTACCGTTTTTCCATCGAGCATAATCCTTCTATAACCATCAGCATATAATTCCCCTGTAAACGGGTTCGCTAAAAACTTAGCCGATTTTTTCGCATATGCTGTTTCATTTGTATCATTTGCATTGTTGGATAATAACAAACGGTTATCAACATTTGCAACCACGTTCTGTTGTGTAACTTTCGTATCATTATCATCACCCCATGTTGCAGTCCCATCGGCACTCCACCTGAGAATCTTACCTGCTGAACCCCCTGCTGGAATATGCTTACTGCCTGCTGTTGTTGGATGTGCATAATTGTTAGCATGTTCAGCTATCCCGTCTAATTTTTTCTTATCTGCTGTTGTATAGTCATTTGCCGACAGCCCTTTTCCTGACACTTTATCCACCTTATTGCTTACAGTATTCCAAAGAGTTCTTTCGGCTGCTGTTATATGTTTTACAGTGTCACTTATATGGGTATAAGCAGCGTTCCAGTTATCCAATAATACCTGTGTAACCTTATCAAGGATACTTTTATTGCTGTGTGTATGCTTCTTTGTATTAGCATCATTCCAGTTTGTACGTTCAGTAGAGGTTATATGTATCGTAGTATTCCCTGTATGCGTGTCCAGTTCTGCCTGGTTCGCCTTTTTCCCAATCGCCGCGTCTAACGCTTCGGAAACATTCTTATTTACCTGTATTGCGTCCGCCACTTCCTTTAAGGTATCCAGCGTTTCCGGCGCCCCGCCGATTAAATCCGCAATTTTTCTGTCTGTATAACCTGTCGCCTGCTGGTATGCAGAATTCAGCGCGTTCTGCTGCGCCATGCTTACTGGTTTATCCACATCCGCTGTATTGTTTACATTTCCAAGCCCTATTTGCGCTTTCGTTACTTTATGCGGGTTTGCTTTATCAGCCGTATGGTTTGCCAGATTATTTTTATTGGTTTCCTCTGCTGCCTCTGCCCTGCTGGTTTCTTTCTGCAAGTTTTCCGCCAAAACATTCTCTGCTGCCCTTGCACGGGTACTTTCCTCCAGTAATTTCTTTGCTAGGTTCTTTTCCGCTATCTCTGCCCGCCCATTCTCTTCCTGTAAATCTTGTTTTAATATTTCCACAGTCTTTTCATAATCATCATATGCGACATATAAAATCTCCGCCGCAGACACTGTTATTTCTGCCACGTCTGATATCGCCAGTGATAACCGGATTCTCTTCTTCGTGGTTTCCACTCCTGTGGTGCTTACCATATACTGCGCATCATCCCCGCAGTTATCATACACATACAGTTTATCTCCTTCGTCAGTCGTAACGAGAATCCCAATCTCCCTGAAATAATAATCATATTCAACCTTGGGAAAATCCGCTGTAAGGATACATCCGTCTTCTGTCACATCCACTTTTATATCCGTAATCTCATATAACGGATGCACCAGCCCTTTCAGCGTCCTGAAATTCACTGGCGCTGCCCCGTCGCCCACCACAATCGACTTAAAATTAATCCGGTTAGACAACTGTGCCTGATTCAAGGCATTCCGCCCCTCCACAGTCAATGCCAGCCCTGTCCATGCCATAGCCCTACACCTTCCTTTGCTTTATCTCAATAATATCCGCCTCGCTCATAAGCGTACCCAAATAAACATTCCCCTTATGCGCGCTTTCATAAATAATATCTGTCACAATATCCTCCGGAACCATAACAGATAAAATATACTTTGTTTCCTCCACTTGGCTGTCATCCGTCGAATAGACAACCAATATCATGTTATATGCTTCCTCAAAATCTGTCCCTATCGAAAAATTATGCTCCCCTCCCAGCAGCTTTGACAGCTTTAACGCCAGCGCCCGCAATGTATAAGGGGCCACATTGAACCACCTGTTCTGTACCCTCGCCCTTCTGCTTTCAAGCGTTTCTGGCACTGCCGGAAAAATATCCAGCATTTTCTCAAAACGTGAAATCCCATATTCATCCGCAGTAGAAATAAAATGGTTCCTCAATATCCTGTCTGCTGCCTCCCACAAAATATTAAATTCTGGATTTTCCGCTTCCAACGCCGCCGCAGGTTCTTTATAAGCCTGCATAAACGGCGGTAAATAAGATACAAGGTCAATTTCTCTCTTCACCCTGACACACCTCCCATCACCGGAATCTCATATTCCCCAAGCGTCAGATTACCCCTGCTGCCATTCAGGCTTGTATTTTCGATATCCGCAACACCCTTTACTGCAAGTATACGGGATTCAATCTGGCTGATTCTGACTACTGTCATATTATTATCAGCCCACATCTTCCTTAATTCCAGAAGATACTCTTCTACTGCTTCCCCGATTGTATTCTGAAGATTCAGCCAGCCATAGCCTTCTTCAAATGTCAGTGAGGTTTTTACAGTTATACTGACAGGGAGGGCAGATTTCACACTGACTACATGCCCGATAGGCGCGATTCCATAGCCTTCCCCTGCATTTTGCTCAGGGTCAAGAACCGTCTGGATATTGTCTAAAAGAGCCTTTGACGCTTCCCCAAAATCCATGGAATTTACAACTGTAATTAATACAGTTCCGCCGACTGTCAGCTTTTTTTCATTTGCTGCTATATAAACCTTTGACAGCCATGCCGCAACTTCCACATCCAGCCCTTTTACAACCGCCTCATACCATTCAGAAACCTTCTTGCCTGGAATCATATCAGCTGGTGAAATACCGCTGTTCCAGACTCTTGTAATCTTTACATCACCTACTCCGCTAATTCCCCTGACCTTGGAAAGATAATCTGCCCTGTTTCCTCCAAATGCCTGCGCATAAAAACTGTCAAAATATCTCTTCCTCAGCAGCTCCGTATCTTCTTCATCTTCGCCTGGTATCAGTATTTCCGTCAGGCGTGCCGTCTGCAGACCATCCACATAATCAATCGGTATCATATCGCCAAGATATTGATTTCCGGCTGTTCCTTCTGTTTCACACCTTACCTGATACTGCCCCGGCACAATCTGCTCCAATACTGTATAATTAATATCGCCGATATTGAACCGCTTTCCGGCAGCATCAATATTCTCCGGCATAAATTCGCCTTTTAAGACTGCGTGCGTTGCCGGCTTTGGTGTGATACCCCTATCCTTACACAGTAAAACCAGATACTCTCTATCAGCAGTATCGCCATAAGAGTTCGCTATTATGGATTCCATTTCAATATACAAAAGCATAAGCTCAGCGGCTGTAGAACTGTGTGTATCCCAAATCAAGGAACTTTCCCTTTTATCGAGCTTATCTGATACCCGTCCAAGCATCCTCTGAAGAAGCCCCTCATAAGTTATATTCTCATACATCAGATATTCACCTCTTTCTCTGAAGATATATCTCCATAAACTGTATGGACTATAAAGCTGACATGAAGCACCTTTTTTGTACTTGTTTCATATTCAAAATCTGTCACCCCTGTAATCCTGCTGTCAGCAGTAAGTGCCTCTGTGATTCTTCTTTCCAGTTCAGGGCATACCCATGTAATGGGCTCTCCATACAAATCAAGTGTCTCAATGCCGTAATTTTCCGAATAAATCACGTACTGATACCTTTCCGTATTTAATATCCTGAATACCGCCTGCTTTACCGCTTCCAGTTCATCACAAAAGCCCCGCACAGAATCGCCGTTTAAATCCATTCTGTAAGTTTTGCCTGGTTGTTCCTCTATTTCAAAGTCCTGTCCCAAAAAGCCCGCTGTAGAAGGTATCATCTGCCAATCCTGTCCATTACAATGAACTTCTGCCCTTCCTGCTGCCGTATCAAGATTACGTGTTCACCGACAACCAGGCTGTTATGGACAGTGATTTTCTTCCTTCCTGATAACGAGTGTGAATGAGTGCTGTCTATAACTGCTTCCCCTATCTCCACACTGCTTTCAACAGTATTATTGACAGTTAGCTCCAATTCCTCCGGCAGAACTTCTGAGGCAACAGACACGTCAATACTGCCATTGTGGCTGTGTGCCATATCAGCAGAGGCTGATTCCGTTTCCCAGTCAATGCTTGCCTCTGTTTCAAAGTCCATTACATTCCTTGAAAGAATCAGTTGATTTTCACCAAGCGTCATTTTCTGCTCGACATTGATTTTTAACGGGGAAGTACTCAGTACCTCCCCGAAAAATACATTGACTGGCTTTATGGAAGCCACTGCATCTAATGCTGCCTGTTTTATTAATTTTACTAAATCCGTTGCGTCAGGCAATAAACTCGCCTCCTCTCAAAGTTAAATCCATAAAATGTTCCCCTTCCTTGTATGTATGCCTGCATTTTTCCACCAGCATAAAGTTTTTTACCTTTACATCTCCAAGGTCCAGATTTACTACCAGCATAGAACCCGCCCTGACACGGCTGTCGCCGGCTGCGCTTGATATTTTAAGATTGCGTGTTTTCTGGTTGTAAAGCTTTAAAAGCCCGTCTGCTTTTGCCCTGCCGTTTTCGCCCTCCTGCAGGGTGCCAAAATACTGGAGGATTCCCCATTTATTCATGTTGGAGCTGTCCTGCGCAATATAAACATCCCTGTAGCCGGTGTCCTCATTATCAAAAGTAAGCTTGATTTTATTATAGGTATCGCTGTCAATGCTGGAAGTATAGTCATAAGATTTTGCAGTTTCTTCATCAATCATCAGATAGCCCGAAGAATTGTTTCCAACATACATATTTGATAATGCCTTTAATGTCAGCCTGCCGAAATCGTCATATAAAACAAACATATTTCCAGTGCAGGTAAGCGTAATATCAAAGGCATTTTGTATCATTTCAAACAGGGAGGTATTTTCCTCTACGCGCGAAGCGATAACAAAGCCTGTATCCTCCAATATTCCTGTATTTAAGGAAAAATCTGCCGCTATCATCCGGATTAGCTGCGAAGCAGTCTTGTTCTCATAGACAATGGTGTCTTTATTTTTTAAATATCTCAACTGGTCGTATGCAGTTACAGTAATAACCTGTTCCTGCGTGCGCTGCTGCTTGAATACAAAGCCGAAAAACACTTCCTGTCCATCTGCCCTCATCCTGACAGGGCTGCCTTCTGAAAAATCAAGAAGGCTGTCTTTCAAAACCTTAAAGGTCAGTTTGCCCGGAGTACCGCTTCTTTCTGTAGACCATTCAATCCCCTCCTGAACGGCAGGCTGATATAGTTTTGTGCCTGATTCATTCCCGATTAAAATCTCCACATTCATATGCTATACTCCTTTCACACTGTCCGCTGTCACCCATCCAAGCCAGCCGCCGGAGGGAGTCGTCACATGATAAGGGTGCGAGCCCTTCATATTTATAAAATTTATCTTTCCTCTGTAATTAGTCCGCGTCTGCCCTGTGCCATTGCCGTAGCTGTCCCTGTGCAGCCTGCCGTTTACAATCACTTCCGAGCCTATTCCGATGGGTTTAGTCTGGGCGGTTGAATCCGGCCTTGGCTGCTGTACACAGGCCTTTGGCTTTGATGAGGTAAGCGTGATATTTACAGTTTTTGTTCCGTATTCCCGATATTGCTTCAACTTTATTTTTACCTTGAGGTCAATACCTTCCTTAGCATCCTCTGTAATTTTATAATCCTCCATTGATACCTTGATATTGGTATTGAAAAGCTTCTTTCCATCCGGCGTCTGCCGGCAGACAATAAACTGAAAGGGCTTCCTGCTGGTCTTTAGCTGTTCGAAATAGCCAAGAAAGTAGGAAGCCCCTTGAAAGCCGGATTTGTATATGGCATAGGGATATTTTACCTGCGGGATTTCACATTCAAATTCAATGTCTGTCAGCTCCGCTTTTTTTAAGATATTGATTTCTCCCTCGTTGATAAGTGTCAGGGTTTTATTAGCGTTGTTAATTTTTAATGACAGTTTTGAGGGGGTGACTGGCAGCAGGCATCTATCCAAATAAAAATCGTATCCCATATGTTAATGCACTCCTTCCGTTGTAATGTTTATAGCTTCGCTTACTGCGTCGGTCATGCCGCTTATAACACCATCTAAATCCATTTCGGATTTGATGTTGTTGGTGTTGTTCTGCTCTATTGTGATTTCCGCGGTGGTGAATCTGTTGACAGCTTCCTGTTCCGCAAGGTCGCGCAGGTATTTTAAATTCTCCTCAGAGATTTCCAGTGAATCTGAAATATCATCTGTATCATCTGCGATATCATTCAGATTTGAGCCCATGCCATCTAATGATGGAGCATAATCATACGCTGATACTTTATAATCCTCTGGATTGTCAAGCTTATCATCAAGACCAAGCGCATCTGTCAGATTGAAATTGTCTATTGCTTCTGCAATCCCATCACCAAGCTCAACCCCAGCATCCCACGCTTCGTCATATTCAAAACGGTCAACATGCCAATCTGAGCCGCTGACCTTTGCCATAATTTCTTTACCTTTACCAAAGGTATCGTCTACCCAGTCGCCAAGGTCATCACGCCACCCCTGAACAGAATCCGCCAGGCTTGAACCAAAAATCGTGTCGATTGCGCCCGCTAAAGTTTGCAACAATTCTAAAATACCATCAACCAAATCAAAAAACATTCTTGCGATTGAATTTATTGGGTCTGTAAAAACATTACCGAAAAAATTTACGAACACAGCAATAAAATTCCATAGAACGACGAATATATCTATTACCATATTTATTAATGCAACAAATAAATTTCCAACAAAAGCCGCTGCCACTGCTAATGCTCCAACTATAATGCCAATGCCGGACTGGGCTATATCTGTTACGCTTGCTATCCAGTTGCATAATGCAATAACTATAGCTATTAAAGCTATAATTCCAATAATTATCCAAGTAATAGGACATGCTGCGAGAGCTGCATTTAATCCTTCCTGCTCCAATGTTGCTGCAAAGGTAGCTACACTCCAAGTGCTAGTCATTGCTGTATGAATAGCTGTTACTGCTGCATACGCAAGCTGAACCGCTTTTCCAATCAATAGCGCTGCTGTATATGCCCCTATTGCAGTTACTGCACCCATAACAATAGGACTAATGACTGACCAATTATCCACAACAAAAGAAGCAAAAGACACTACGCCTTCTATTAGCCAGTCAATTACTGCTGATACATTCTGTAAAATCTCTGTAAATCCATTTATGATTGTTTCAACAGTATCCCAGTTTTCAGTAATTGTATCTACTAACAGCATAATATACGGATATAACTGCCCTGCAACCATTTGTTTCATATCACCCCATGCACTTGTCATTTGGATAATCTTGCTTTCAGGGGTATTGGACATTGTTTCATACAGGCCTGCCCATGACTCATCAATTACCTGCGTAATAACTGCTGCCGCCTGCATATCCTGCGACATATCAAGGTATTCCTCTCCCAAAACTGCCGCAATCTGCTCTTCTTCCGCTGTTCCATCTATAATAGCCTGCTGTACATCCGAAAACTCGAACCCCTTCTTAGTCATGGCATCATATGCGCCAGACATAATTTTTCCAAGGCCAGTCGCATATTCAACCATTGCGCTGCTATCTAGTTCTCCGCCGCCTGACATGCCCATTGCATAGTTAGAAAGGGTGTCCATCATCATTTCTATAGCCCCTGTATCTGTAAAGTACGTTGACAATTCGGCTGCCCCTGCAATCAAAGCATCTCCGCCGTAAATACCTTTGGAAGATATTTCATCTGCTTTAGCTGTAATAGTGTCAAATTCAGCCTGTAATGCATCTACTCTTGCATCTACAGTAACAACTACATCATCTATATCTGAAATTGTATTGATTTCATCTATTGCCTCAGAAGTATCAGCAGTCACGTCTAACATATATTCTGTGACATGCTCATCATCAAGCATGTTTGCCAAAACGGACATCAACTGTGTTTCAGCATTTAGTTGTGAATCAAAGCTCTCCATACCTTCAGAAACAAAATCAATAATTTTACTGATTCCAAACAGTTCATGAAAAACACCAACTGCACCTGAAATTATGTTATTCAAATCCGATGCACTATCTGCCGCCTCCTCAATGGCATTATTAAATTGCCCCTGTTCATCTGTATTATCTCTGATATATCGCTCTGTATTGGCAATCGTTTGTGATAATCTTACATAAGCAGCATTTGCGGCACTTATATCCATATTATCCATTGCAGCATTTAGCTCATTCTGTTCCTGAACCGCCTGTTCTAACTGCGAACGCAAACTTTCTATTTCTGTATTTGCTATATCTGTTCCCATGTTTATAGGATTATTTGTAATCTGCTGTATACGGTTACGCACCATATTTATTCTGACCGCCAGTTCATTCAAGTCCTGAAAGGCAGCAGGCGGAAATAAATCTGTATCATATGCCTGGCTTGCAATTTCATCCTGTGTACTGTTTAACTGTTCCAATATAGAATTTGCGCTTTCAACTTCCTGCTGGAACCGTTCAATACCTGTATTTGTAAATACTTCCAGACTGTCAGTCTGCCATACTATCGGAACTTCCACAGGTTCTTGCTGTGGCATTTCTACAGGTTCCGGCCGTGGTATACTGGCAGGAGGCTGCTGTTCATTTTCCATGTTCATATGCGACAAGGCATCCTGCAGCTGCTGTTGTTCTTGCAATGTTTCTCTTAGTCTGTCTGTTAATGATATAATCTGAAGCTCAATATCCTGCGAATTCATATGGAATGGATTTTCAGAAATCATGTTCAATGCCTGGCTCATTTGTTCAATGCCCATATCGATTTCCTGAATCCTTGTAAGAGTATCATTTGGCAATACGCGAACAGCCTGGCTTTGATTATCAATATTTTGCTGGATATCCACAATTCTTTGAAATAACGCCTGCGTTTGCTGGATTTGCTGATTTAAATTTTGGATACTGGAATCATCTATTTCCATATCTGGCAATTCACTCTCCGCCTGTGGTATTTCAACGGGAGGAGGCTGTTCATTTTCCATATTCATATGTGATAAAGCATCCTGCAGTTGCTGCTGTTCCTGTAAAGTTTCATGCAGCCGATTTGTTAATGACACAATCTGCTGTTCAACAGCCTGTGAATTCATTTGAAACGGATTTTCAGAAATCATATGCATTATCTGCTGCATTTGTTCTATATTTGCATTAATTTCTTGAATCCTTTCGGCAGTATCATCAGGCAATACCCTGACAGCCTGACTTTGGCTGTTTATATTCTGTTGGATAGCCAAAACTCTTTGAAACAACATTTCTGTTTGCTGGACCTGCTGGTTTAAAGCCTGTATGCCTGTATCATCAATATTCATTTCCATATCTGGCATATCTATTTCTGGCTGTTCTGTTACAACTGTTTCAACCTCTGCTTGAACAGGCTCCGTGAAATCAGGTATATCTGTGGACTCAATATCTAATAGGACAACCGGCGATTCAATGTCCATTATTGCCGCCTGCAATCCATCAACGGCTGATATTGTGGAAGCAATTTCAGCCTGAATATTTGTCAACGATGCCGCACTGATATTCCGGTCTATTACTTGCTGCATTTCGCTCATTGTTGATATTGCTTCATTCATGGAATAAATAATCCCATTCAGTACATCACTGAAATTATCCTGCAGTTCAATCCCTGTACGCAATGACATTTAAATCACCTGCCTTTCTTTCTGGATTTTCTTTTTAATTCCTTTTCTTTCTTTTTATCTGCCTCGATTTTTTGGTCAATCGAAGCTATAACAAAGGCTTTTTCCTCTTCTTCCATTTCCAGAAATACAGAAGGAAGGATATGGAGCTTCAGAAGGGCATAGTAAGCATAATTTGCTTCCCCATCCCCTTCTTTTATCAGTTTTTTGCCTCTTCAACCTTCTCCTCAAGACTTTTTGTGAATCCTTGAAACTGCTGCATCCAGACACCAAACTCCTGATACTCTCCGGCATCATCTACCATTGCATAGACCAAATCCTCTGGCGTCCTGACATTATAGGAATCCTGCAATTCAGTATCATACAAATCCGGATATACGGTAGAAGCCACAATCATTTTTACAAGATACTGTGAAGAATTTAACTTTGGCCTGTACAAATTCGGCTTTCCAGTAACCTGTACTTCTTTAATACATTCATTTCTCAGGGTTTCATTTTCTTTGGAAGTAATATGCCTGAACTCCCATTCAAGCGGTTTTCCGTTTTCGTCTGTAAGGCTGGCAGTTGGAGCATACTTTTCATTTTCCTTTCCAACCTTATTTCCTCTCATAAATAAGCTAAATTTTGACATAGTTGTCCTCACTTTCTTTGCGATATCGCAATTATTTTTGTATATAAAAAGAGAACCTGTCTCCAAGTTCCCTGATTACTTTTATAATTTTGGCAAAAATATTGATAACGATTAGCAAACAAATATAATTCTCTATAAGCCTAATAATTGTCTTTTCTTTGCCTCAAATTCTTCTTATGTGATTATTCCATCATCACATAACCTTCTATACTTCAATATTTCATCTGCCTCTGAAAGTACAGGTGTACTTTCATTACTTCTGTTATTTTTCAGTGAATCTGTTATCACTGTAAATTCTGTTATTATTCTTTGTGCTGCCCCTTTATAAGTTTCATACAATATACTGCCTGTTTTTACTGGACCTGCTGTTAAGAAATTAATATAAATTTCAGGATATGTTTCATTTCTTGTTATTATTTTTATCCGAAATTCATTAATCTCTTTTTTTGTCTTTTTCTTTCCTGTAACCCCACCAACAACTGCTCCTACTCCGCCAAATAAAACACCCCCTGCGACAGCTCTTCCAAGACCTCCTTTAGTGATACTTTCCCCATCTTCCAGAAGTTCATAGCTTATAATATCACTATAATTAAAAACCACATTATACGCATTTGCTTTCCATAGTTTATTGTTTACATCAAAACTTATGTATTTATCAACTTTTTTAGTCGGCTGAAATATCTGTAATAATTGTTTATTTTTCTCTGCGGCATGAATTGCCTTAATAACCTTTTCCGAAGAAATGTTTTTCCATGATGACACAATAATAAATGGATAGCTTTTTTTCACACATTCTTTGCAGATACAGCCATCTGATAATTTTTTATTACCTTCATTTACATTACATATGCTACAAATATCTCTTCCTCCAAATAATCCTATAACCCTATCCTCCTTTACTATTTATGGGATTGATTATATCACATATCTTGGAGGCTGTCACTTTAAATTTACCTTTATTTTCCAAAAACAAACAAAATTAGCTACAAATTTGTTGTAGTATATATCAAAATATGGTAAAATGTTCCTGTTACCGCCCCTAAACTGGTAAGGAAAGGTGGTGTGCTGCTATGGATATACTCGCTTCTTTTTTAGTCGCTGTTGCGGCTGGTGTAGCCTGCCACTACATCATCAAATGGTTAGACAGCGGCGAATAGTCGGTAACTAGCCTATGGCTCTAAACCCTGCCATTGCCAAAAATGGGAATAGAAAAGCCCCTGTGCGGGAACACTGGGGCTTTCTGTCGTGCTGTATGGAAGCACTCGCTTCTTTTTTTGCCTACTGGCATTATAGCATATGCAGATTTAGATTGCAATATACAAATTTATTTTTCTGACAAACAAATTTAATTAGCTGCGAACCCATTCATTTCCTGAAACTTCTCCGGCATATCCCAGCTCTCAAACGTTCCTGAAAGTTCCTCATCAAGCAGCTCTTCCCCTGCCTGAAACTTGGCAAGCGTAAAAGTATCGCACAGACAATCCCTATGAATAATCGTCTGCCTTCCGACTGTACTGCTGGGGTCCTCATTGCTCACCTGAATCTCAAAATAAGCTATCTCGCCAGTCTTCTGGTAATGGTTCGCCATTTCCCTGAAAACAGACTGGTTATAATGCGCTGTACCACTCCAGGTCCCCTTTCCCCCTGCTGCCTTATGCCCCATGCCGACTTTTCCCAAAATAGGGACATCTGTGATATTCACTTCCCACTTGCTTTCAAATTCCGTCAGGCTCATAAAATTATAGCGTCTCTCCCCAATCGTAATAAAACACTCTGCAGAACTCCCATAAATTGCATCCTTTGCTTCCATAATCACATTCTGGCGCATTTGTCTTCACTCCTTCCTTATGCCACAGTAACCGTCATATACAGTTTGCCCATCGCATTTACAATCGTTACAGAACCGGAAACAACGACTGACTTCTTATGTTCTCCCTGTTCCACTGTCACATCATCTTCTGAAAAATCTTCAATCGCGCGAATCCTCTCCAGTTCCCTGTGATATGCCACAATATCAGACCACAAAGAAACTCTTCCTGCCGCATCATTCGGAACGACACCCAGATATTTTGTACTAAACAATACTGCAATGTCATTTCCCAGCTGGTCAATCACCCTGATTGTCTGGTTATCCTTAAATATCTCACCTTGTGTGTCTGTAGTCGTAACCATTGTATTGATATCCTCAAGAACCCTGACAGTGCCATTCACATTATGGAGGACCAGCTCGCCCGCCTTTACTGCTGCCTTCAGCTCATTCTGCGTATAAGCAATATCAACACCAAACTCCCCATCATATATACTGTTCTGGCAGGACCTGTTTATCTCACAGCCAGCTTCCTTCCCAGTCACCCAGTACACAAGCGAAGCTTCTGTCCATCCTTCCTCTTTTATTTTATTTTTCACGCTGATTACGCCCATATAATCAGCCTGCGGATATCTGTATACTACCAGCTGGAACTTAATGCCAAGCTCATCACGCAGCCTCTTATTAAAAGACACAAACAATTTTTTCGTGGTTTCATCTGTAGCCGCAATCCCCATTACATTATAGGTATATCCTTCAATCATATCCGCATACGCCTGATATGCCGTACCGTCAACCGTACCATTTTCACCGCCGGTCAAAGGCATTGAGGCTGTCACCTGAAGCGCCGCTTCCTTCTGGAACACCACATAATCGTTATCCACAAGCTCTGCTGCCCCTGCTACCGTCTGGCTGTCGACCTTTGTTGTTCCAAGCACAGTAGATACATCAAACAGGCTGCTGTCATCCGCATTTGTTTGGATAACAATTTTCAAATCATTTCCACGTTTGCCTGCATATCTGGCAGCAGCAAATACATTCGCCGCCTTCTCTCCATTGCCGTTTAAGCGGTATGCATACAAAGTCCTTGCGTTCATAAACAAATCCCGCAGACCCTTCATCTTTTCATGGCCATATGGATAACCAAAAATCCTCTGGCTATTCTTCCTGAAATCCTCACTGGTCACTTCAAACACTTCTTCCTGCGGGCCCCAGTCCAGTTCAAGGGGCATAGTGACAATTCCCCTGTCAGACAATCCCGCGTTCGCGCTGGATGCAGATACAAAATTGATATACGCACCAGGCAACTCCTTATTCTGCGTAGTAAAATTACCGCCTCCTAAAGCCATTTATTTCACCGTTCCTTTCTTGTATTTGTTTATCAGGTTATCAACCTCTGTTATCGTATACAGCTTCTTATCATCAAGCAGAGCAGCCACAAGGTCCCTGTCTGAAGCATATTTTTTTGATACGAGCAGCTGATTTTTCTCAAACTGCGTCTCAGGCTGTTTAACTGCCTGTTCTGCTCTTTCTGCTGCTCCAGCTGTCACATCTGAATCAATTTTTTTATTCGACATTCAAACTACCGCCTTTCGCGTCATTTTTTATTACCATAGTTTCCATAGCTTCTTCCTGTTCCATTTTGTATGTAAAGAAGTCATAATTCACAAAAAAATTTAAAATATTCTCCACAATTTCTCCGTTCATATGTGTGCCTCGGGTAGGCTTCTTTTCATCAGAAAGAAAAATATATTTCAGGCAGTCGTACAGCCTTTCCATAACCTCATGACATTCCTGGCGGACCTTTTCCGTTTCAGGGAAATACTGGATGCAGAACATGTTCTGCCTGAAATAACGCTTTCCCACAAATAAGCTTTTGGCAGGGTTTATGCAGGAAATGAAAAAGCAGGGCTCTCTAAGGTCCTGCTTTACTTCCTCCATATAAATCTCATAATTGCTGCCAAATTCTGCTTCCAGAGCCGCGCTGATTCCATATATTACAGAATTAATCATGGAACACACCTCCAAAAAATTTACTTATCTTCTTTTCTAAAAGCTGCGGCGCAGTCTGCCTTAATTCCTGCTCAGATATGGTCATCATAAAACGTCCCGGTACCCAGCCCTTATGGTTTGGCGTTCTGTGGCCATACTCCACATAACCGGCATACTCCACCGGATTGATAATCTCAATCACATAAGAATCTCCAGTATGATTTACAGTCAGTGATTCTGCATAATTTTTTGCGGACTGTTTCTTGTTTCCGGTCCAACCCTTGCGGAGTATTCCGCCCTGTACCGGTGTTCTCTTTGTCACCATTTCAAGCAGCCTTTGCGCCAGTTCCTTTGCACAGGATTCTACAAACGCGTTGATTTCGGATTCCTGAAGCCTGTTTAATTTATCCTGAAACCGCCTTAAATCATTAAACTGAAACCTTCCCATATGCATGTTATGCCCACCTCTCAAACAGTTTTAATTCTACTTCCTGATGTGTGAAAAATCTTGCGGATACGCCGGAATTGCTATAAGCCACTGTCTCTTTATTATGGGTGACAGCAATTTTACTTCCCGCTTTTATATCCACATCAGGTGGAAGGAACAGCTTTACCGATATTTCCTGTTCTGCTGCACCCTCTTTGTCCGCTGTGGCAGCAGCACTCTCAAAGGAAATCTTGCAAGGCAGGCTTTCCAGAACAGCAGCCTCTCTCTTTTCTGTGAGTTTGGTTTTCTCATCTTTTACTGACTGGTACTCATAAACTGTACAAGTATCTTCATAAAGCTGCTCTATTGCTTTTTGATGTACTTCTCTCGCTTTTTTTACTGCTGCCAGCATCAAAACACCACCCTCCGGTAACGGTTTAATGTCCTGCTGTAATTCTTTAAGACAGTATTTTTGAAATTATCATCTGCATACTGCTGGAAGGAAGTGGAGGTATCGCCCTCCGTAATAGAGGAAACAGAAACCGCAGCGCTTTCCTGCCCTATATTCTCATTCCTGTACAAATCCATCGCCATACGGTAGGATGTGTTTAAAAAGCCTTCCGGCAGTTCTTCCACATTACAGTAATTTTTTATGGTTTCTTCCACATCTTCTATCAGGAAATCCACCATAAAATCCCTGCTGTCATCTTCAATCCCAAGCAGCCGTTTTAATTTCTCCCTGTCCATATAAACCTCTATCCTAATTTATGTTTTAATGCGACTACCCTCAACTGTTTCGGCTCATAGACCGGTTTCCAGTTTTCGGCCATCCGAAGCTCCTCTCTTGTCGGCGTTTCTACATGCTCCCGTTTTGCGCCTGTATAAGCAACGCCGCGCATATGAAGAATATACGCTTTTCTGTTAATCAGGTAGTCAATACCGCCGCCCGTCTGTTTATCGCGGTCTATCTCTGTCGCAACATGCCCGACAGGACTTCCATTTCCAAGGGCGATTGCGCCCTGGCTGAAAAGATATGTTGTATAGGTTTTATCCCCGTCAACCGGACAGCCGTCATCTATAGTTACTCTCCTCCCCTGATAGGTGTCAAATTCCACATCTGTAGAATCTCTTTCTGTTTCAATCAGGTTTTTCTTTTTCAGATACGCTTTTGTGGCACTGTGCATTGCCACATCTGTTAATAATCCTTGTGCATCCCCCATTAACTGGCAGGCATCAATAAAAGCAGAAGCACTGATAATCTTGGCCTCTGCTTTTGTCATAGATGTTAAGTCTAAGATATGGTCTTTCATTGGTGTTGTGGCTGTACCGCCCTCCGGTGTATAAGTGCCGAAAATACCTGCCAGAAACGCAATCAGTTCCTTCTGCATATCCCTCGCCCAGAAGCCAGCCACCAAATCCCCGATTGCCTTCATTGGGTCCGCGCCGGCAAGGGCAGCAGAAAGATTCGTTGCCGCCCACATCTTCTGCCTTAAAATCGTGGTTGATATATCCTTGTTGGAACCGATTTTTGCCGGTGTCATTTTTACATCTTCCAGCGTTTCCTCCGAATCTCCTGTCAGGTCTTCAAAAAACGGCATGTTGTGGGTCCGCGCCGCCTCGCTTGCCAGCCGGTCAAACTCAGGGCTGTTTACAATAATCCCGCTTTTTACAAGCGCGGATAATTCCATTGTCCTGTTGATTACATATGGATTAAATAATTCTGGTACGATTACATCTGCAATCTTTGTAATTGGCATAGTTTAATCTCCTTTCTTTCTTAAATTGTCACCCCTGCAGCTGCTGCCATTACTTTTGCCTGTTCAGGGTTTGTCCTTAATAATTCGCCCTGTTTTGTAAGGTTATAGCTTTCTTTCGCAAACGGATTGATAGTTCCTCCGTTATCCCCGCCCTTTGGATTATATGGTGGCTTTGGCGTTTCCTGCTTGAAAAGATGCGCCATTGCAGCATCTTCCTTATAAGGCTTCACTATCTCATCTACTCCCACAGGCTTATTTTCCTTATCAAAAGTAAACTTATCAAGTCCGCCGTTTTTATAAATCAGGTAATCTGGGTCAAGCACTCCTCTCTGAGAAAGCTGCTCTTTCAGGGCGTACATTTTTGTTGTATCCTCCGCAGATTTTTTCAGGTTTTTGATTTCGGTTTCATATTCCCCTACTTTTTTCTGAAGCTCTGCGTTATCTCCATTTTCTTTTTTCAGGTCTGAAATTGTTGTATTGGCAGTTCTCAGCTCCTCCAGCTTGTCATTATACTCCTTCTTTGGAACTGCATGTTTCGGAAACTCTGCGAAAACAGCCTTCATAAGCACCTCTACATCTAATTTTCCATCCTTTATTACCGCCTTTTCTAATAATTCCTTTAACCAGTCCATTTCTTTACCTCCATAGATTTTTATTCCCACTCTCTGGGTATTGGGATTCCTCTGTTATACTTCCGGCCAGGTAGCTTCCGTTCTTTTACGCCTGCGGAAAAAAGGCATGAAAAAAGAGCCTGTTTTCAAGCTCCTTAATTGACATCTGTAGATTTTTCTGCTTTTTTTTTCTTTTTTTCTTCCTGAATTTCTTTTTCCAGCCGTGCAATCTCTGCTTTAAGTTCCTCTTTGGTCATTTTTTGAATGTATTCAGGAATGATAACCCTGTCGTCTAAAACAAATGGTTCCTTTTTCATTATATTATTACCTCCCAAAAATCAATGTCATAGTTTTCTTTTAATTTATATAACGCGTTTAATTGCGCCTCATACTCCGTATATCCTTCCAGCAGAAAACTTTTTATATATATATCATACAAACTGCTGCGTATCTCTTCTTTAGCAACATATTGAAATACTTTTCCATTATGACACAAAACCAGCGAAACAGCATATCCATGCCTAAATGCAGAATTAAAATCTGAAATACTCGGTGGCATACTGTCAGGATGCGTATGCATAGTAATTAAATCATTTCTTCTTTTAATCATATTCTCTATGGCTATTGTATATACAATTTTTCCCTCCATTTGCGAATCTAATACATATGCAGCAATATCACCTGTGGAAGAATCTATCCAATACGTATCTTCGAGTTTTGTTCCACTCCTGTGTTTTAACATCTCCTTTGCTTTCGCATACAGCACTCGGTTTACTGTTTTATTTTCTGTAATCTTATCAAATTTTTTCCTATATTCCCCGCTGTTAATATATGTGCTGTTTACCAAAGTTCCTTTGTTTCTTCCGTATCTTTGGGATTCTGATTGTGGATTTATATTTTCTGCTTTTATTGTACTTCCATTACTAGTAGCTGTCAACATTTCTTTTGGTTTGTTTTTGACAAATGACTGCTTCCATTCCTTATAATTCATATCCGAAGGAACATAATAAATCTCCCCTTCCTTATTTCTTGCCGACCTTTTTTCGGCAGCAGTAAATTCATCCTTAAAATATGGGCAAGTACATCCCCTACAGTTCGGATGAAAAGGCGGGGCGGTAATACCAACCTGATAATCAGACAATGGGAAATGTTTTCCATCCATATCCTGACAGAAACTGCAGGTAATGGAATCTAATGTTTCCACGACCTCATATTCTTCTACATCCAGTTCCTGAAAGCAATCTCTCTGTGCTGTCATGGCTATAGCGGCGCTTTCCGTGTAAATAAGTGTCCTTGCCTGCCTTACCTTTACATCCATGCTGTCTGCAAGCCTTGCGGCTGCCTTATCTGGATTTTCCCCGCGGATAATACACTGTGCCAGCTCCATATGCAGCTCCCTCACCAGCTTGTCCTTATTCTGCCAGATACGGTCAGAAAAATTTCTGCCATCCTGCGCCCACGGCGTTGTAAGCACAAGGTTTATCCGTCTTGTATCCAGTTCTGCAAGATTGCCCGCCACGCCGCTTCCTTTTGCAATCTCATAAGCAGTATGGTAAAAATTATCCGAATATATATTTGTAAGAAAATCTGTCACCCCATTATGATATTTCTGGTATAACAGCTCCGCGTGCTGCCCAAGCTGCAGTTTCATGGCCTGCAGATAATTAATATGTACCCTTGCAGAGGCATTTTCAAGCTGCTTCATCCACTGCTGGTTCAGCGCGTTTTCCTTTCCGTGCTTGATATACTCCTCTACTGCCCAGTGAAATTCTTCCAGCTCTCCCGCCTTTAACAGCCTTTTCGCTGCTGCGTAGGAAATTTCATTATTATCAGCAAGACGCTGATACCAGTGTTCAATATCCATTTGCAGGCTGTTCTGCGCCATGCGGAACTGGTTCTGCATATCTTCACAATATTGCGCAATTTTCGTATAATTTCTATCCTCAAGGGACTTCATCCGCTTTTTCCAATAATTGCTGTTTCTTTTCAATTTGAATCATCCTTATCATCTAAGCTCTTTCCAGAACTGCTGCCATCTTTCTTTCCGTTATCCGTTTTCTTCTGTTTATTTTTTTCCCGTTGCTCATCATCTTCATTTTCCTTATCTTCGTTTTCTCTGTCATCCCCAAAAGCATACAGGTACTGATTTTCCTTTTCCTGCTGCTCCTGTTCCTCTTTTTCTAACTGTTTCATTTCGGCTTCTGCATCTTCTACAAACGGGTGATTCTTCAAAATTGTCTTCCGGCTGATTATTCCAACGGAATCCCTGCAAATCTGCGCCTGTTCTAAATCATTTTTGATGCTGGTCCTGCTCCATGTCTGTATAATCGTACCGCAGGCGATGTTTAAATACCTGCAGACAGCCCGGACCAATCCTGAAAAACCAAGCTTAAACTCTGTTTCCATCAGCCCTGTTTTCATTTCCAACAGGGAATACATGAATTTTAATGCCTCCCCTGACTGGTTCCCAAAGCTTTCCGGCTGCGGGTCAAACCCCTGCCCCTGCTCAAAGATAGCTTTTCTTGTCGCTTCCAGTACGCTGTTGCGCGCTTCAATCGGAATCTCAATATTCAGTGTGGACACTCCTGACTGCCCGTCTTCGTCTTTATCAAGTTTGATTGCCTTATACTTTTTCAAATCCTGAAGGAAACCATTAAGGTCTGTCCCTCCATATCCTGACAGTACAAAAATAAGCTCCTGCACATCATCAAGGTCATTGATAAAACCGCTGAACACCTTGTCATATACATCTATCAGAGGCTTGATGTTTTTTAAATCATCAGTATGAATATTATTGTTCCAGAATGGAATAAACGGGACCTGACCATAATCATGTTTGTAGCTTGACAGCAGTTCCCCGCTTTCAGGGTCTGTAAACATGTTATAAAAACTAAGCCCGTCATCAATGCTGTCTGATTCTCTCCTTCGAAACGCCTGACACTCCATATCGGTCCAATATTCATAAACCGTATATCTATCCCCTGTATCATCATCTATATCTAAATACACGCGAAGAAGCCCGAATAATTTCTTTTTCAGGCTCTTATCAAATACAGGGATTATCTGCCTGCTGTCCACAACCGCCCATTCAAACCCGCTTTCGCCTTCCCAGTAATGTATCCATGCAATACCTGTATTCGCTGCATTGATACACAGCTCCATACAGTTTTTTGTATATTCATCCCCAAGGGCAGCAGTTATTTTTCTATTATCTGCCACATTTCCAACATCAAACAGAGGCGGAGCCGTAAACGCATATGCCGCTTTCTGGTTTACAATAAGCCCGTGAAAATTGCGCGGAATACGGTTATCTGCATTTCTCATCGGCTGCTCATCTTTATCCCCTTTTCTTTCTGCAAACAATACATCTGTTTCATTTTTATAATAACGTTCTGCGACATCTGCCCGAAGTACAAAGGCGGCATGTGCCATTTCATATTTTTTTATCAGCTTTTTTACTGCTTCTATATCCATTGCTTCACCGCCTTTATTTTAAGACTGATATTCCGTCTGTCCTGTTCTCGTCTGAATATATGGCGTACCGGATGGCATCCTGTACATCATCAAATTCCTTCACTGGTTCCCCTGTCTTTTCATTCCATACATACATATAAATTTCCTCTTTAAATCTCACTACATCATCCACAATAAAAAATCTGCTGCCTTTATATTTCTTTGCAACAGATTCAATACCTGATACCACCGCTTTATTTGCGTTTCTGGCCCTAAGCCCGTTTTTGCGGAATTTTTTCACATACTCTGGTCTTGCGGAATCGCAGTAAAATGGGTTATCCCCATATTGTTTTTTTATTTTTAAAGCCTCTTCCAGCCAGTAATCAATTTCTTCATGGCGCTTTGCGATTTCCTTAATAAGATAATAATTATTTTTATCATCAACGCCTATCAGGACAATCGCCCCGTAATGTTCATATCCCCAGTCAACACCTGCAAAGTATCTTACGAAATTTACAGAACGAAGCTTCTCCCTGCTGATATAATGTACCTTTGCATTAAAACAGGAATAGATTGCGCCCTCGCCCATACACCAGAGCCCTTCGATTCCTCTGTCGTAAAACACACCTTGCGGTGTAGTAGCTTTCATATTTTCTTTATATTCCCTGCTCAGGAAAGTATTGTCATCAAGCCTGTAATGCACCTCTTTGATATGTTTTCCGTCTGCCTTGTCGATAAAATCTTTTTTCAGCCAATGTTCAGGGTGGTCAGGGTTTGTGTCAATCAACATTCTTGCGCCCCTGCCGGAACATCTTGCTTTTATCTCATCAAAGACTAGCTGATTTGCCATAGTGCCCTCGTTGATATAGGCTCCATAGGCTGTCATTCCTCGGATTCTTCCGAGGTCGTTGATTTTGCTGTGCCCGAAGCAGCACACCTTTACTCCGAACAGGTCAAAGCGGTTGAATTTATCAAAATGAAATTCCAAGCCATATTTGTTGCTTAACTCCAAGAGAACATTTCTGTTTAACGCACCGAGGTCCGCGCCGGCAAGGATATACTGCGGAGTAGATATTCCATCAGCAGAGGCGAGCTTCTTTACCCGCCTGAGTTCATGAAGAAACAAATCATTGTCCAGAATCGTTTTTCCTGTACGTTTTGCACCATGATTAATCAACATGAAGTAGTCTGAATTGATTGCAAATCTCAGAGTGTGAAGTTGTTTTGGAGTATATAAATCGCTTATCATATTTTTTACGTATCCTCTTTATGCTCTGATGATTTATTTTCTAACAACTCATCTTCTAATGCTGTAAAGAATCTTTCTAATTTATCCTCTGCCTCCTCGTCATTATGGCTGAGAGCGTCTTTTTTTGCTTTCAACAGTTCTAGTTCAGCCTTCTGTTTCTCTGTCGCCATATTCATGTGGCTGGCAAGCCAGTCTAGGGCCTTCATGCTGTCTTTTAATTCAATGGAATTGACTTTCCCCATACTTACCTTCTTTATCAGCGTTCCATCAAAGCTACCTGAATCTTTAAATGAAAGGT